ATTGGAATGGACTTTAATGTTGACCCTATGTCAGCCTGTGTTGGGCAAATAGAAAAAGATAAAGTTTATTTTGTAGATGAGGTTATTATTTATGGAAGTAATACTGATGAAATGGTGCAAGAACTTAGAGATCGTTATGGAACTAAAATGCAAATATTTATCTATCCTGACCCAGCATCTAAACAAAGAAAAACATCTGCTGGTGGGAGAACTGATTTATCTATTTTACAGAACGCTGGATTTAAAGTTAAGGTTAAACATAAACACCCAGCAATAAGAGATCGAGTGAATGCTGTGAACAGTAGGCTCAAAGATTCTAATGGCGAAAGACACATTTTTGTTTCACATTCTTGCAAAACGCTGATAAAAGGGTTACAAAGACAAATATACAAAGAGAATACAAATATTCCTGACAAGGAAGATGGATTCGATCATATGAATGATGCTTTGGGCTATATGATTGATTATTTAAAACCATTAACTACTCAGGCAAGATTTAATTCTCCTACAAGATGGACAATGAAGTAATTTATGGCATACACTAGAGATCAAGCAATAGACACCCACAAAGACTACTCAGAAACAATAAATAATTGGGAGTATTATATTAGATCATACAATGGTGGTTATGACTATATGATAGGCCAATACCTAAATAGATATAATTTAGAATTAGATAACGAGTTCAATCAAAGACTTGCAAACACTCCATGCGATAACCATTGTAAAAATATTATACAAATTTATTCATCATTCCTTTTTAGAGTTAGACCGAGTAGAGATTTTGGTTCTATGCAAGATGAAGCTAGTTTGGAATCATTCTTAAAAGATGCTGATTTAGAGGGTAACAATTTAAACTCTGTAATTAAACAAGGTCAAAACTATGCGTCTATTTATGGTCATTGTTTTATGATTTTAGATAAACCAAATGTAACTACTAACACTCAAGCAGAAGAACTAGAACAAGATATTAGACCATACTTATCAATCGTTACTCCAGAGAATGTTTTAGATTGGAACTTTGAAAGACAATTAAATGGTAAGTACGAACTTAACTATTTAAAGATTAGAGAAGAAGTAGATAAACAAGGTGGAACTTATATGCGTCTTTGGTATCCTGATAGAATAGATACTATTTACATGGCAGACAGAGAAGAACCTAGATTAATAGATTCTGCACCTAACACGATTGGTAAAATACCAGCAGTTATTTTGTACAATTCTAAATCTCACAAAAGAGGAATTGGCCAATCAGATTTAACTGACATAGCTGATCTACAAAAATCTATCTATAACGAATACTCTGAAATGGAACAACTAATCAGATTAACTAACCACCCATCATTAGTTAAAACTCCAAGTGTAAATGCAAGTGCTGGTGCTGGTGCAGTTATAGAAATGCCTGACGAATTAGAGCCAAACTTAAAACCATATTTACTTCAACCATCTGGCCAAAACTTAACTGCAATTATGGACTCAATAAATAGCAAAGTAAATTCTATAAATAGAATTGCACACACAGGAGCAGTAAGAACTCAAAAGACAGGGATAACATCTGGTGTTGCACTACAAACAGAATTTGAATTACTTAATGCTAGACTATCAGAGAAAGCTGACAACTTACAAATAGCAGAAGAACAATTATTTAAACTATATGCTATGTTCCAAAATGCTACATTTGATGGAGAGATTAATTACCCTGATTCATTTAACATTAGAGATTATGCGAGTGATCTTATGTACTTCCAACAAGCTAAAGCATTAGATATTGGTTCTCCAACATTTGCTAAAGAAGTTGATAAAGAAATTGCTAGAGCAGTTGTTGATGATGATAATAAATTAAACGAAATCTTTGACGAGATAGATGCACAAGCAGAAGTAGGTCAGTTCACACAAGATGAACCAGCACAAGAAGATCAAGAAGTAGAACAAGAGCAGATATAAAAAAGGCGACCATTAAGATCGCCTCTTTTGTTTTGGTTAATTAAATTTAATTAAATTTTTTATTCTTAATAAAGAATGGTACTAAATGATTCATAGTACCCATTTTTCTATGTTTCTCTAATTTTACAAGAATTTCATTATCTATTGGTTCAAAAATTTCTTCCCAAACATATTTGTTATCTAAAATAAATTCTAGTATTTCATCTCTGTGAATACTATCCATATTTTCAATAACAATCTGTATTGCTCTCCATTGTTGATTTTTAATAAGTTCAGAAACCATAACTATTTCTCTATAATTTTCACTATAGCCATAATTCTTGGTTAGTGCATAACCAAAGTTTCTAACATTTTCTGCAACTTTATTTGATTGTACTTGTATTGTATTTGACATTTTTCTCTCCTTTGTTTTTTATATATAAAATTTATAAAATATTGATATAAAGGTCAAATAAAATATAACCTAGTAAATGCTAGTTTTTTGATGGAACAAAATTAGAACAAATGGCAGATAAAGTAAAAAAAGCAACATTATATCGAATCAAGCAAATAGAATTAGCTGAAGCTGAATATTATAAAACATTAATAGCAACATTAGATAGAATAGAACGAGAAGTAGTATCTCTTGCTAGTGGATTACCTTTAACAGATGGTAAGTTAATAGAACTACAATCAGCTATAGCAATCAGGCCACAGATAAAAGCTATCTTAGAAAGAGAATATCTTAAATGGTCAGATACAGTTGTTAGAGAGGGTTTTAATAAACAAGCTAAACGAATAGAAAAAGCATTTAAAAGAATTGGTAATATTCCTATAGAGTTTCAAGAACTAACTAAAGGAGATCTAGCATTAGTTAAAAATCTAAAGCAACAATACTTTACGCAGTTTAAAGATGTATCTAATACATTTACAAGAAGACTATCAGAAAAGGTTTATCAAAATACATTAGTTGGTAGTGAGTTTGCAGTTTTAGAAAAAGAACTAAGACAAACAATCAATGGAATCTATGCTAGTTCTGATGACCCAGAAATTCAAAGATTAGTTAATTATATAAACGAGAATAAGTTTGATGAGTCTAAACAAGCAGTAGTTGATAAGTCTATACAAACTCTACAATCTAAGTTTGCAAGAGATAGGGCTGGAGAAAACATGAAAAGATATGCTGGTCAAATACTTAATGATTCACTAAGGGATTTTGATGCAACCTTAAACTTTAACAAATCACAAGACGCTGGTTTAACTTTTGTTAAATATTATGGAGATGTAATACCCACGACTAGAGATCATTGCAGAAATATAATTAATGGAGTATATAACAAGAGGAAAAGTGGACTTTTCACAGTTGATGAAGTCAATTCACTTTGGACAAGTAGGAGTTGGAAAGGTAAAAAATCTGGCAACCCTTTAATAGTTCGAGGTGGTTATAATTGTCGTCATCAATGGTCTTATGTCAATCCTGATTGGTATGACAGCAAAGGCGAACTAATAATATAATAGGAGAAACAATGTCTGAAGAAAATACAAATGTTGCACCAGAAGTGGCAACTGAAGTTAAAGAAGAAGTAAAAGTAGAAACACCAGAACAAAAAACTTTTACACAAGAACAAATAGATAACATAATCAAAACAAGACTTGAAGCAGAGAAAAGTAAGTATGAGAAAAAACTTCAAGAAGAAGAAAGCCAAAAAGCTGAACTTTTAAAAGAACAACAATTAAAAGAAGCTAAATCTAAAGCTGATATTGAAAAGATCATGCAAGAAAGATTATCTGAAAAAGACTCAGAGTTACAAAAGGTAAAAGATCAAATCAAAAAAGAAAAAGTTGATAATTCTATTTTATCTATTGCTAACAAAGAAAAATCTATCAACGCACAGCAAGTAGTAGCTTTGTTAAAAAACGAAGTTAAGTACAATGATGATGGTAGAATAGAAGTAGTTGATAATAATTCTAATGTACGATATAACTCAAATGGAGAATTACTTAGCATAGAAGATCGTGTTAAAGAGTTCTTAGATAGCAACCCACACTTCCGTCAAGGGTCTTTGTCTGGTTCAGGAAGCCAGAGTGCTATTGGTGGTAAAACTGTTAAACCTTTTAATCTACAGGACTTAGACTTAACAAAGCCAGAAGATCGTAAAGCCTATGCAGAATATAGGAAGAAACGAGATTCAGGTGCTGTTGAGATTAATTTAAATAATAAATAAACTTAATAGGTAATAACATGGCAAACGAAAGTACAAGTTCTACACTATCGGAACTATACACAGAGATAGTAGCAGAAGCACAATTCGTAGCTTCTGAAAAATCCATTATGAGAAACTTAGTTAAAAACTATGCGATCTCTGGTGGTGGAAAAGCAGTTGAAGTTCCTGTTTATGCAAATGTATCAGCATCAGCAGTAGCAGAAGCAACTGACTTATCTAACACAGCAATCAACCCTAGTTCAGTAACTATT